TCGGACAGGCCGAGCTCTCGACGGAGCTGTGCGACCGCGTGCGTGTACACTTGACGTTGCCGCGTCTCGAATTGCTCGCCGACCTGGAGCACGGCGGCGTTATTGGCTTGGAGGCGCGTGGCGGCTGCCGTGCCGGCGGCGGCGAGCGCGGCCTCAAGCTCGACGGGCGTCCGCGCCGTAAACGCAATCGTCACGTGTTCACCCTCGCCCGTCACCTTGACGAGCTGGCCGGAAAACGGCGGCGTGCCGCGGGTGGCGGGGCCCTTCGCCATCATGCCCGTTGGATCGCCCGCGCCCGCTCCGCGAACGGTGAGTCCAAGTCGAGCGTTGGATGCTCGCTCTGCCGATCATCCATGCGCTGCGCCTCGACTTTGCGCGCCTCATAGACGAGGCTCGCCAGGGTGCGCGCCTCGCACTCCCAGACCTCGACCCGTCCGAAATAGACGCGCTCATTGATGCGCGCGAAGGTCCTGTTGGCCAGCATCGGAATCTCCATCGTGACGCGCTCGCACCCGGGATGGAGCTCGGTATGCTTCGCCCGGCGGAGAATCCCAGCAATCTTGCGGCAGCGCTCCCGACTCGCGTTGTCGTCGTACTGCACGAGCTCACGGTACGTGTCGTTGAGCGCCCGCACGACCTCGGGCGTGAGGCCGACCCGACCCTCGAGCGCGGCGCTCGCGAGCTCCTCGGGCTCAAGCGGCGCCTCGCCCGCCAGAGCGTCATCATCCGGGGCCGACGGCTCAGCCACCGCCGGCCGCTGGAGTGGAGGACGAGCCATTCAGAATCACCCGAACGCGCTCGCGGCCTCGAAGCGCCGGTAGAAATCGGTGTTCAAAATGCACGTCTTGGTCATGAATTTGAATCCGGCCTTGCGGCGCTGCTTCAAGGGATCCGAGTCGCTCGCGGTCGCCGGCGTCAAGGTGGTCACGGTCCGCGCCCCGAGCGCAGGTACCGCAAACGCGCTCTTGCCGAAGATATAGCCGACGTGCACGTTGCCAGTCGCCGGCGGATCCGCGCCCGCAGGGGCACCGGTCGAGGAGAACGCAATCGACACGCCACCGCTCACCTTGGCGACATTGACGTTGAGGAGCGCGCCGACGGGCTTGCTGACAATGCCCTGATAGAGCGGCACGGTGCCGCCCTCGGTCGAGACGTAGAGATTATAGCGGCCCTCGGGTGCGGTCGCGGAAATCTGGAACTGGACATCGAACGCGGCGGCATTCGTCACGTTCGCGGTCGCAATCTGGCGGCTATCGAGCCCGGTAATGGGATCCGCGAGTGCCGCGGTGATCTTGACCGTCGAGCCGGCGGTAAATCCCGTATCGCCGGTCGGCAACGCGGTCAGCGCGATGGCCGTCACGCCGCCGGCCCCGGTCGGGAGAAGCGAGATGATGGGCAGCAGATTCGAGCGCTTCCAGCGCACGCCACGCCAGCGCCCGACCTCGGCGTTCATCAGCGCCGTGGTCTCGGCGTACTGGTGCGAGGATACGAAGGTCGAGTCCTTGGCGAGATCCTGCTCGTGGTACGGATCGATCACGCCGGCATACATCGCGCCCGGGAAACTCGGCGCGCCGAGCTGGCGGAGCGTCGCGACGATGCCGGAGACGAAATCGGTGGTCGGGACGTCGGTCGTTGCGAGCGTCGTCCGCGACGTCTTGCCACCGGGGAAGACGACGACGCCGCCACCCATCAGCACCTTTTGGATCTCGCGGTCTTGGAGCTCGGCCGAGGCGTTGCCGAGCCGGTCCGTGGCCGCCGTCAGCGCCGGGTGCTTCGTTGTCATCAGCGCGACGTCGGTCAAGGACACGACCATGCCCCATTGCTCGAGGATCGCCGTCACCTTGTTGACCACCAACGCGGTGCTATCCGGCGTGATCCCCTCAGTGAGCGGCGCACCTGGCAGCGGGAGTCGCTCGTAGCGCTGCGCCGAATACGTCTTGCCCTCGCCATCAGGCATATTCGGCGTGTCGCCAATGTCCTGAAACACCGTGAGTTTTTGCGCGATGGCCAGGAGCTCATCCTGGAGCCAGAGCGGCGCAAGGTCGTTGACGAGGGTGGTTGAGGTACTGAGCCCCGGGTCGCTGTAGTTATAGGTACTGCCGGGCATGGCGGCGGCCTCCTCTTAGATCGTGGCGCCCTCGAGCGCCTTGCGTTTCTCCTCGAGCGACATCGTCCGGAATTGCTCGGGCGTTGGCGGCGTGCGGGACTGCTTGGTCGGCTCGGGGCCGGCTTTCTGCGCCGTCGCGCCGCCCTCAGTCACCGCCCCGGCGGCAGCACTGGCCCGCTGCGCCTGCTCGGCGGTGCGCTGCTTGGCCCGCTCCTCGACCAGGGTATCGACGTATTTCGGGTCGTCCATTCTTCTCGCCTTCACAAGCGCGATCGCCTGTTTGCGGGTAATCACCTGGCCGCGCTGGCGGTAGTCCATGCGCACGCGGTCGGCTTCCTCGGCTTGCGTTTCGTACTGCGGCACGTCTTGGCGGACCTGGATCAAGTCGACCGTATCGGCCATGCCCTCGAGGCCTGCCAAGAGCGGTGCCGCGAGGGTTTCCATGAACGCCGCGAAGATCGGCGCGTGGGACTGCACCGCCTCCTCGGTCCACTGGCCGCCAAGGGTCGCCGCGATACGGAGCGCATCCTCCCGCGGGAGACGGACCAGCGGCATGGCGCCTTGCTGCCGCGGCTGCTGGGGGGCGAGGAGGCGTAAGGTGCCCTCAAGGGCCGCGCGCTGCGCGCGTTCTTCAGCGAGCTGCCCCTCGAGCCGCGAAAACCGCGTGCCCCAATCCTCCGCCGGCGGGGCGCCGGCCTCAGGGGCCGGCGCGTCGATGGTGGGCTCAGGGGCGGGGGCGGAAGTTGGTTGCTCGTCGGCCATGCAGTCCTCTAGGGCACCGGGTGCTCGTCGATGGGCTCGCTCCACCAGTCGCGGCGCGACTCGGCAGCCCGCGCGGCCTCCAAGCCGGCGCGATCTTGGGCCCGGCGGGCGAGCGCGGTGAGCGCGAGCGACTTGACGAACAGCGGCACAATCAAGCGCTGGAGCTCCTCGACCTGCCCGCGGCGTTTCATGGCCACGTACGGGTCGGTGACGTCGTCGACCAAGAGCTGCGCAATGCGGCCCTCGACGTAGGTCCGGAGATGGGCGTGGTAGCCGCTCGCCTCCAAGTCCCGGGTGAGGCTCGCGAGCTCATCGGGGTCGACGCCGGCGGGTGGGCCGAACATCAGAAGGGCACCGCTCCGCGGCGCATGGCCGCCATCGTGCGCCGGGCACCGCGTTGCCGCATGACGGGCGACGTGCTCGACGGTGGTGGGGGCGGTGGCGGGGCTACCGGCACCCGCCGCGCCGGTGATGGGGGCCCGGCTGCCGGCGGAGGCGGGAGGCGCCCCGGGCCCGGTGGCGGCGGGGTGCCGCGGCCCCGGGCGGGTGCGACGCGGAGCACCGGGAGCGCAATCGCGACGCGGCCACGCACGGGACGCGGGGGCGGTCCCGGCGGCGGCGTCTTGGCGCCCTTCATGGGCGGCACGAGGGCTTTTGCCCTAGTGTTCCCGACCGCGCCGCGTTTGCGTGCCATGTCGGGGCGGCCCGTGTGCCTTGCGCCCCCCGGGTGTGTCAAGCCCCCGCGCGAGTTTAGGGGCCGACACGCATGTGGGGCGAGACGCCGGCGACGGCCAAGAGCCAGAGCAGTAGCCACAGGACAACGGCGATGAGCACGACGGCGTTAATGATCTTCAAGATATTCGCGTCGATGAATTGCCCACCGTACGTGTTCACGAGCCAGAGCAGGACACCGATCACAATCAGGATGACGACGAGCTGGATGAGTTCCATGGTGCCTCCGTGCGGCCCCGTTAGGTCGTCGTGGTCGTGGTCGATGTGCTGGTGCTCGTCGTCGAGCTGGTGCTTGAGGTCGTCGTCGTGGTCGTTGTGGTCATCGTAACCCAATTACCCACGGTCGCTGGCCCGCACCCGATACCCGCCGGGCCGCACCCGATCGGGCCTTGCGCCCACACGCTCACCACCGCGAGCGCAACGACCAGCGCGACGAGCGCGGCGCTAGTGTGCACCGGAGCACGCATACGCCACGTTGAGCGAACAACTGGTACACGCCGTCACCATGACGCGATACATGCACGTCGGGTCGAGCACCGAAACCGCGGCGTTCAAATTCCCGCCGCTCAAGGTGACGGAGCCACCTTGTACGGGTGCCCACACGGCCGCGGCTCCGCACGTGAATGGGCTGCAACAGATCTCGACCTGCGCCGACGTGCTTGTTCCGGCACCTTGCAATTGGAACACCAGCGCGGGCGCGGAGCGGGCGACCACGGTATTCGCCGACGGGCCGGTGGTCGTTTGGCCGCCCGGTGCCGTGAGATAGCCTGCGGGGCACGTGAGGGTCGCCGCGCGCGCCCCGTGCGCGAGACCGAGCGCTAAGAGGAACGGCACCGCAAACTTTGCCTTGCCGCTGCGAATCCTGCGCATCGTTTCGCCCCTCTCATCCGGCGGCGGCGGGAGCTTGTGCCCCGCGGCCCGCGCCTTCGACATATTGATGGCCGTCTCTTGCCGCTCGGCGGCCTCCCGGCTCGGATGCACCCCGAGCGTGCGGCCCGACTCCTTGCTCTTCAAGACGTAGCGCTTGCCGCGTTTGACAATCATCAGAAGCGCGCTCGTCCCGAGCGCAGTTTCGACAGGGTTTGGGCCAACGCGGCTTGCCGCTTCGTCCGGGTCGATGCCTTCGAGCCCTCTTTCAGGACCGACCGCGCAAACGCGCCCGTCGACTTACCCGCCGCCTGCGCCTTCTTTTTGAAAGCCCCGGGCCGGGATATCGCGCCAGCTATCCATTTTTCTTTGCCCGCCATCTCACATCCCTTTCCGGCTGTCCGTAAAATCGAGGCGCCCACGCCCGCCTATTGTTACAGCGCCGATGACTGATGCCGAGATTCGGTGCCGAAAATAAATCGCCGCCCGCCGCGAGAGGAACGCGGTGCTCAACCCACGCCTCGGCCGCATCGACCGGAGACTGACAGACGAAGCACGCATTGCCATCGCGCTCGACCAGCATAGCAATCAGCATCTTGCGATAGCCTGTCCCGGTCCGGACAGTCTCCTTATTGCGCATGCACCATGCGCGGTTGTTAGCGCGCATGCGGTCGCGATTGACGTGGTAGTATGCACGGTTCCAAGTCGTGTAATACTCGCGATTGGCATCGTAGTACTTACGCTGGGTCGCGAGCGCGCGCGCCCGATTAACGGCGTACCATTGACGTTGCTTCGCCTTGAGCCGCTCACGATTGGCGGCGTAGTACCTACGATTATAAGCCTCCACGCGCTCGGGGTGGGCAGCATCACATTTGCGGTTGACAGCACGCTGGTGCTCACGTCGGTCGTCTTTCTTGGCCATCCTCACGAGGACGTCGGCGCACGCCAGAACGTGTCATTTCCAATACTTATCCGCGCGGGAAACGGGGGAGCCGCCTGAAGAGATCGCTGAGGTTCCTCGTCGTGCCGACCCGCCCTTGGCCGAGCGGGGCCGGGGGCCGAATACCCATCAATGCCTTGGCCCGGTCGCGCGAGCCACTATGTGGGCGCGGGGCGCCAAAGTCGGGGCCGCGGAGCCGGGACGCGAGCTCATTGATCCCCGCGTTCGGCACACCCGCTATATAAGGAGGCGGCGGCGGCCCGCCCGGGCCGACCGGGAGCGGGGGCGGCATGGGCGGTGGGCCCATGGGCGGTGGAGGCCCGGCCGGCGGGAGCGCCCCCGGGGGAGGTGGCATCGGCGGTCCACCAGGCAGCGGCCCGATACCAGGCGGAGGCGCTCCCGGCGGCAGGCCGGGCATGCCGGGCGGCCCAGCAAGCGTCGCCATGGACTGCGCGAGTGCTTGCGCCTCGGCGGCAATCTGCAGCCCGATATGGTGATGAATGTGGGTTTGGAGCCCGAGTCGGGCGTCCTCGGTCAGGCTGTCACTATCTAATAGATGCTGGTGGCCCTGGACGTGCGCGGTATGATCGTCTTGCGGGGAGACGCGCAATTCGTCGGCGCGATTCACGCGGGCGAGCGCATTCTCCCAGCGCCAATCATTCGGCTGGACGTCTTTTCCAGTTTTAACGACGCGGTCGGCATCGGGGAGCCCCAAGCCGACCGACCAGAACGTGCGCAGGATGTACGGCCAGTCGATCGTCACGCCCTGCGCGGCGAGCTGGTCAGGCGGGATTTGCGACATGAGCGCCACGCCCTGGATCATCTGCGAGGCTCTGACTTGCTGGTTGACCGCCGCCGTCGTGCCGAGCCATTCCCA